AAGGCATTGAGGGTGAATCGACGAACTCATCATCCACCAATGATGGTCAGATCATCCGAAGAAACTCGCGCCCTATTTAACCCTCCTTCTTGATGCTGGTTTGACACACTTCTCTTACGGACAACCTTAGGAGACACATGAAACTTTCTGCCAAACAATCCGCTGCTATCAAATCTTACTGGCATGCTTTTATTGCTGTAGAGTCTGCTTTTGCTATTGAATACGCTAAAACCTATTTCACAGCGCCTACAGGAACACACTCAGTTCTTCCACACTTTAACTTCGTTACATTCGGTTACTCAGCAATCGGAGCAGTATTTGCCCCTGCATCACGCGCACTTGTTTCTAAGTGGGCTTGGTTGAGTCCTCTACAAGTTCGTCTTACTACAAAACTTGCTCTGTTGCAAAACGCAGCAACTCCTGTAGTTCCTGCAACTCCTGCAACTCCTGCAGATCCTGCAGATCCTGTAGTTCCTGTAGTTCCTGCCAGTACTCCTAGTATCTAAAAGTATCTGACGGGAAACTAATCGGATAATGTCTACTAATACCATTTGGGCGATCTCGGCAGTAGGTGGCGCAGCAGCAGCCATCACTGCCATGTATCAAGTATTTAAGCCACTACACCACAAACTGAAGCGATTCTTCGACTGGGTAGGGAGATTCATGCGAGACTGGGAAGGTGAAGAGTCTGAAAAAGGACGCGACCGAGTACCTGGAGTCATGGAGCGTTTGAATAAACTTGATGGAGAATTGACCAATAATGGTGGGAAGTCCACCAAGGATGTAGTAGACAAACTTCTTGCTAATCAGGTTGAGATCAATGAGAAAACAGACCATCTGCTTGAGGCATTTGTAGAGAATAGCAGGCGTATGCTCCGACTTGAAAGGCATTTAGGGATTGATCCTGAAGATGACATTCGTAGAGTAGCAAGTTAAAGGAGAATACCCGTATGAGTCTATTTAACCCAGGTGATTGGGCTGTCGGTGCCATTGACAAGCAAATCGACCGAATGCATGCTCATGCAAAAGATAAGCACTACCAAGCATTACTCATGCAAAAAGCGCACCAACCTAAGCAACTTAAAAATAAACCGACCACATTAAAGCCTAGACAACCTAAGAAGTCTGACTTTGCTATGAAGCACAATACAACGCTACCTGAGGAGCCACAGATGGATGTAAAAAGAACTACACAGATCGATCCTTCAAAGAATGTCCCTGTTGCAAAGACTAAAGTACCTGTAAAAAATCCAAAGACAGTAACCCCTGTTGGTACTAAGCCAAAAAAGAAGTAGTTATGGCTGGACAAGTAAACAAGGACGATAAGTCTTACCAGGACTTTTACGCTGGTTATAACACCAAAACTCCCCCGCTAACTACTCAAGATCAAAATATGCTTGATTTTGCAATCAAGTCAGCCCAGCAACCCGCTTTAAAAACACACGGTCAGATACTTCGTAATTTTGGTATGTATCCACCCGAGTTCTGGAGTCGTACACAGGCCTTAGCAGGTCATCCAGATGTTTCACCTGAACAACGAGCAGATCTCGATAGAGTTATGCCTGACCCCTCACGTCCAGGCCCAATGACTGGTGGCTATGACGTAAACCTTGGACTGGAGCAACACCCATGAAATGTGCAAACTGCAATACAACTGCTATGTTTATTTACGATATTTCCTCTACTAGAGGAATCCCATACTGCGAGGCACACCTACCTTCATTTTTAAACGCTAGAAAACAAGCAGGTATGCTTCGTACTGCTGAATCCTTTGAATCTGAAAAAACCTCAGCATTAGATGCTCTTCGTGCCGAACATGAGGTAGAGGTATCTTCCCCAGAAGAAGTCGCCCCAAAGACAGAGATTAAAAAGAGGGCTGCTTCTAAACAGGACAAATAAAAATGACCATCATTCGCAAGTTCGCGATACAGGGACATGCTGTACCATCAGTAGCGCACAGCCCTAGAGGACCATTTCCACCTGAAGTTTTAGCCCAACCTAAGATGGAACATGTAGACCAGCACTCGGATTCCTTACATGTAGCATTAGATGATGTACGTTTCTTCAGATGTCGCGACTGCGAAGAGATACTTCTTGAGGCTGAATTAACCAATCATGATTGCGAAAGGAACTAAAAATGGCTACAAATAACAACGGACATCTCCTTGATTCTTCGGGTCAAGTAGTTGTAGATTTTGTATGGGGAAATCTTCCTGTACAACCAAATGACCAACGAAATTCCGCCAACCGTCTAGACATCACACTAGACAACCACATCAATACCGAATCAGGCTGGAGTGGTTACCCTCTCTTTACGCCTAACACAACAGGTGCAGATGTTATCGGTTATACCGATTATATCCTCGTTCCTAGTGTTCTTGGTTCGACGTCTGCACTTGCTGCTGATGCTCTTGCTGATGTATCCCTAGTTGTTACAACAGCAGGTGGCGCTACCAATACCCCAATTGCAGTAACAGCCGCATCACGTACAGTCAACCTTCCTACAGCAACGCTTACTGCTGCTGGTGCTGGAGCCGCCTTCCCAGTCGGAACAAGCATCACAGTCGCAGCACTTGCTAACACAGGCGCTGAACTTAACGGTGTATGGACAGTTACAGCCAACGCTACGAATACTGTTTCCTTCGTATCTGCTGGAACCACTGCCCTTGCTCTTTCAGGCTTGGCTGCTGGAACAGTTGCTGGAACATCAGGAACAGTTAAGACACAGAGCGTTGCCGCTAATGCTGCGACAATCGTTCCAGGTACTGCTGTCACGATTACGCCATTCGCCTAATACTAGATGGCCTCTAAACGTCCTACAGGTGGAAGTGGCATGCGGAAACCCCGCATGTCACTACCGTCTGCTCAAGAACAACTTGGTGCATTCTATGGATTTGGTCCCCGTCAATCTGCGGGAATATCAAAAATTACTGGGGTAGAAAATCCCTACTCCGTACTTCCTACGATGGCTCAGACCGCAGAGTTCGGTGAGTACAAGGAAATCATTAATCTTGAAGACACGATGAAGCACTACGAGGGTCAAAAAGAATACAACAATATGGCAGGAATGCCTACCAACCTCTCTTATCAACGCCAATGGGAAGATGTTACAGAGGGTGAAAATAACCCTGCTATTCCTGGTGCTCTTGGAGCACAGATGGACGAGGATGAAACCCCCGCACCATTGACCGTAGTACCAACCTCAACCACCAACCCTGAACGCCCCCGTACAGTGGCTGCAGGGTATGATGAGGAAGAGGAAAAGGTTACGGTAGTATTTAGAGATGGAACCTTCTATAACTATTATGAGGTCAGTCCATCTGAATGGGCCGCCTTCAAAGCCCGTGTTTCAAAAGGAAAGTACATCTATAAGTACCTAGACTTCAAACCTCGAGGATTGGCGGATGTATCTCAGATCTCTGCTACTGCTCGTAAGGCGTTCTATAAGATGTCGCGTTCGTCTCAGATTCACTATAAAGGCTCAAAGATAAAACCCCTAAATACCAAAAGGAAATAAATGCGTAAGAATCGGCTTATAAACATCGGATCAAAATACTTCGTACAGTTCACCAAGTTTCCTTATGAATGGGCTGGTAAGTTCATTACAAGAGGATGGACTCAAGAAAGCGATGACCCATTTAGGGTATCAACGCCTTTAGTATTCCGACTTCCTAGGTATAAGGCACTAGTCTTTGGCAAATGGACTGGTCATACAGATGAAACTAAAGTCGATGAACTAACGGGACTAAGGATAGTGACATATGATGATTTTACGGAAGAAGCAGGATGGACACCTCCCCCAGCAGACGAAAGTGGAGAAGAGAGTTTCGAAGATCTCAACGCCAGAATTAACGCTATGGATGGAACACTCGATGACCTCGATTGGACGTCATTTTACAAACTGGCAACGGAATCCGAATAACACCGATGATCTTGAAGAGGTAGTTATGGGTGCTGAGGCTTTCTATGCAATCGCTAAAGAGTTAAAACACCGCTCTAAGAATGCACTCTAATTATGGACACCTTTGACTCTGAAAAATTTGAAGAGATAAATCCCGAGTTTTACCTTAATGAGGGTGAGACTCCCCTTGTTGACGATACTGAAGAGCCTATGGATGAACTCTCTCAAGAGTTTGTCAACAAACTTGTTGAAAAGATCATGGACTTCCTTAAGGTACTTGTGGGGCATGATCTGCATCCATACCAGAAGCCATTGGCAAGACGCATAATTGAATCTGTAATCATCAGTGATGGCGAAGAAATAACAGCCTTAGCAGCACGTCAGTCAGGAAAGTCAGAAACTGTAGCAGACACAGTAGCAACTCTTATGATTCTTCTTCCTAGACTGGCTAAGTTGTATCCAGATCTATTGGGTAAATTTAAAGATGGTATTTGGGTTGGGTTGTTTGCCCCTACAGAGGGTCAGGCAGAAACACTTTTTGGTCGTACTGTTACGCGACTTACCTCAGAGCGTGCCCTTGAGATCCTGGGAGATCCCGAGATCGACGATAGTGCTGCCCGTGTAGGTGGAGTAACCCGACAAATAAGATTAAAGAATTCGGGATCTACCATTACTATGATGACAGCAAACCCCCGTGCAAAAATTGAGTCTAAGTCATTCCATCTGGTCGTTATCGATGAGTGTCAAGAGGCAGATGACTTTGTGGTCTCTAAATCAATCTCCCCAATGCTCGCTTACTACGCGGGAACTATGGTAAAGACAGGCACCCCTACAACTTCCAAAAACAACTTTTATAGATCTATCCAACTAAATCGACGTAGACAGATTAGTAAGACCTCACGTCAAAACCATTTTCAATGGGATTGGAAAGATGTTGCCAAGATTCAGGCTAATTACGAGAAGTTCATCCGAAAGGAGATGCTTCGTATTGGGGAGGACTCCGATGAGTTCCAGATGTCGTACTCTTGTAAGTGGTTACTTGAAAGAGGAATGTTTATTACTTCAAACACTATGGACCGTTTGGGCGATAAATCTGCAGAACTGGTCAAGGCATGGCATAAAACCCCAGTCGTTGTGGGGATCGACCCTGCTCGCAAGACTGACTCGACGGTCGTTACTGTTGTATGGGTTGATTGGGATCGTCCTGATGAGTTTGGCTACTATGAGCATCGAATCCTTAATTGGCTAGAGATTCAAGGAGATGACTGGGAAGAGCAGTATTTTCAAATAGTCAACTTCTTACAAAATTATGATGTCCTTGCTATTGGCGTGGATGGCAATGGTGTGGGAGATGCCGTAGCACAAAGGCTTAAACTCCTTATGCCTCGTGCCGATGTCTTCCCCCTAACCTCTAGCCCATCCGAGCAGTCCAAGCGATGGAAACACTTGCAGGCGCTAATCCAACGAGAACTCATAACTTGGCCTGCCCACGCTAAAACTACGCGCCTTCGTACATGGAAGCGCTTCTATCAGCAGATGACAGATGCCGAAATCACCTTTAAAGGACCCAACTTCATGGTTGCTGCTCCTGATGAGAACTACGCCCATGATGACTTCGTCGACTCCTTATCGATCGCCTGTTCCCTTACCCAAGATTTAGTCATGCCTGAAATATCCATCAGTTCTAATCCTTTTTACTAGTTGAACAACATTGAGACTTCAAAAGGGTGGAAACTATGTACTAAGCAAAAGGCCTTTGCCAATACATCCTTAAGGAGTAACAATGACAATTTCACCAGCACCGCGTTTCCCAGAGCGTGCCCCCCAGAACTACGAACTAAAGGGTGCAGATAATGCTACCCGTCGTGGTCCACTTCGTTTCGAAGAGGGTATTGCTACAGATACTGACGTTCCAAATGATTTTCAAAAGGGAATGATGTCAGGACAGGCAACTATGCCAGGACGCCCAAACCGCAATGCTCCTGTCTGGGAGAAGTCTGCTGCAGAAACCCTTCAAGAGCGTGCCCATGTCGGTTCAGCATCTTGGGTTGAAGCACCAACATACCTCGGTGAGTTTGCTCACGGAACTGTTGGAGACTACTCAGCAGCAACAATCGAAACTGTAGTTCGTTCAGGTGGACGTCAAGAGCGTCAGTCTGCAACTGTAGTAAACGACTAGTTTAAACAGACACAGATATGCCCTCACATTAGTGTGGGGGCTATCGGTTCATTCACGGAGGATAAATGCAAAAGCCTGCTAACCCCAACCTCTATGCGATGGTAGTCGCACAGGCAAAGGCGAAGTATGCGACTTATCCTAATCCAGGTGCAAGTCACTGGGTGCATTCACGCTACGAACAACTTGGTGGTCAATTTATTGAGACGTACGAAAGTGATCGTAAAATGAAAATAGCAGTAAAGAAATATGAAAGCGCAAAGAAGAAGCACCTTGAAGCAAAAGGTGGAAAAAAGGGCGAGAAGAAAAAGGATAAGAAGTGATTTTTGATGCATTAGTAGGAGTAAAAACTTGCTCTAAATACGTCATTGAAAAGCCTTTGTCAGAATTTCAAAAAAATAAGGCTAGACATGATGGTGTTGAAACGTACTGTCGTGAGTGCAATAACGCTCGCTTACGTGAAAAGTACGCAAAAGATCCACAAAAGAAATGCAAAAAAACAAAACAGTATCACCTTGAACATCCTGAATGGAGCAAAGAAACTCAGAAAAAATGGCATCAAAACAACAAAGAGCGTAGATACGAAAAGGTTAAAGAACGCCTTGCTACAGACCCTGAGTTTCTTAAGTATCGTCGTGATTTAGTGGCTAAAAAAGAGCGTGAACGTCGTGCTCAAAAGGCTAATACAGAAGTTACTAAAGTAACTAAAGAAGACTATAACAACATTCTTTTAGAGTTTAACAACCAGTGTTGGATATGCAAAGTAAAGTTAACTAAAGTGGTTTGGGATCATGTACAACCTCTTGCAAAGGGCGGCTCGCATTCGGTCAAAAATCTTCGACCAGCCTGCAATGTTCGTAAGAACGCTACATGGCCTTTTACTGATGATATGAAAGAAGTAATCGCCATTGAGGTTCGTAACCTCACTGACCTTAAGGAGGTGATGCCATGAGTTTCCTAGATTTTTCTCCGCCTTCTTATAGAGCGGCTTCTTCTGATTTAACAATTTCTATCTCCCCATTGGGGTTAGTTGAATTAGCAGATGAGGAATTCGAATAGTGTAGTTCACGGTCCTCGGCTAAACCGTTATTCACTGAATTTTGAAATGTATCTT